CTATTAATACTTTATTTGGTCCTAGCGGAGTTACTGAATCTGAACGATATGCGGAACCCCGTAGGTTGAAATTAAACCCTGGGAAGAGGTCGACCATATACCACTGGTTGGGCGGCAGATTGGGAAAAGATAGTTCCCCGCGATCCTCAAATCCGTCATACTCTTCATAGTTAACAGTAAAGCTAGACACGTTAACGTGACCATTATCAAAAGGAATATTCTTTCTAGCGAAATATTCATCGTTGAATCCTGACACTCGATTAAAGTAATGCATGAAGTCATGATAGAATTCACTGTTTGTGTCATGCCACAATTTATAGTTAGTATCAATAACAGCTTTGTGATAGTGAAAGACTTCCATTTCTTCGGTATCAATAGCATCAGCGATACAATCAAATGCACCGGCTGTCCATTCATCTACTGACTGTGTAGGATTAGGATCAAGTGTTACCCATACCATGCCACCATGTTTGACTTCACAGTGTAGCTTTTTACCACAACCTCTGTCAATAGAAACTTGATTGCCAGCGGGTGATTGCATTTGTAAATTATATGCTGCCTTAATACCATCACCAGTATTCCATGCAATTATGTTTTGACCTGCGATTTGTGTAGTACGATAGTCATCTTTATTATACATCTCACTGATGTGGCACATAGGAACCCACACCTTTGCAAAGATTTCTTTCTGTTCAAGTAGATAAATGCTATGATCATTATAGCATTCGCTACTAATATATTCTACCTTTGGCGTCTTAGTCCAATTACTATGATTACGTGGGGCCATAATTTCTCCTTAAAAAAAATGAGTTGCCGGATTCTGTTTCGAGGCTCCGGCGGGCCCAGAGATTATGCCGCTAGGCGCATCTCAGGAGCAAAGTTATCGTTTGCATTTACTTTTTTGATTCTCCACTGCCTTCTCGTATCTGTCGATCCTATTTCGCCCCCATCATAATGAGTCTCGCGTGATATATTGAGTAGTTATTGATGCAAATATATTCTACACATCTTTGTCTAAACTGCCACAATAATACTTCATCCATTATAAGACTCCTTATGGTGGAGGCGGTGGGTACTGCCCCCACGTCCAGCCTACATCCATCCAGTTTCACTGAATCATTCCTTATTTATATTCTATTATACCACAATTATTATACGTTGTACATACTAAATTATATAAATACTTACGGAGCGACATTCTTTATTTCAAGTGACATACATTTATCCAGTAACTTTTTACTAAAGGATAAATCAAGATGATTGCGGAAACTCTTGCGGGAATATCCCTGCTAAAAGCTAGTGTAGATTTTATCAAATCTAATATCGATACAGCAAAAGATATTGGTGAGATAGCTGGTGCTGTTGATGGACTTTTTCGTGGCAACGATGAAGTTCAGGCTGAAAGGTCAAAAAAATCTAAAATGGGAATTGGTGACCAATTTGGAATTAAAAATGTAGCACAAGAAATCATCGATGCCAAGCTTGCTGCTGAAAAAATGCAAGAGATGAAAAACATGATTAATATGCGGTTCGGCCCTGATACTTGGCAATCTATCGTAGATGAAAGAGCTAAGCGTATTCAAGAAGCAAAAGAAGCTGCATTAGCTGCTAGAAAACAAAAACAAAAAGAACAGGCTGAATTTCTTGAAACCATAAAGATGGTATTAATTATTGGATTTGTTGCCTTAGGTGCACTTGGTGCATTCATATGGGTTCTATATTCAGCTTCATCAGGCGAAGGAAGGCCACCAATTTAATGCTTGGAATTATAACAATAATTATAATACTTTTTTTAATTGCAGCATTAATTTGGGGTTGCTATGTTTATGACAGAATAGAAAATTTCTACATTCCATATGAAGAAACAGAACTCGAAAAAAAGAATAGAATTAACAAAGAAAGATATACAATTTGCTCTTTGCAATTATTATCCAAGTAGGTGCAACAATCTACGCGTACGATCATCTGACATATTCAGACTTACACACGTGTAAATATCATAAAGAAAAAATAGAAAATCTTTTAATGTATAGAAAAAATACTACAATTCAGTGTCATGAACATAAAGTTGCAAAATAGCATAATGAATAACTTTCATTAAATCTTTTCGTGCATCATCAACTGTACCTTTATTGCCATAACGTTGAGCATATTTCATTACATTGCCCATATTGAATCCAGTTCCATGACCAGCATCATAGATAAATTCTGATGCCTGAAATTTCTTCTTTGAATAATGAGCATTATATGTTGACATAATGTAGTCAGCAATTTCATCAATGTACTCATCTTCATTAAATTTGAAATCAATATGATTATCCATAATATGCTCCAATAAAATAGTGGTCTACTATTGCAAAGAATAAACCGAGTGTGATTCCATAATATAAGATTTTAGCTATACTCATTATTTTTCCCATCTATAAAAAATGTGTTGATCAATTTTAGTTGTTTGTGTTTTTGTTGATGCCCATTCAGGTCTTACGTAGTCGGCATGATAATGAGTAGCGCCATTGGTGAAGTCTGTAAGATGTCCATGATAGATCTTAAAAGCGACGGTACGAGCAAACTCATAGATGTCAAGATCAGCAGTAGGAATATTATCAGACTTGCCATCACAATACCAACTAAATTGACAGCGATGGCGCAATGGGACCATATTGTTTTTATCTTTCCAAGATGGTCTTTCAGGTCCTTGTTTAATAACCTCACAATATGAGTGAGGAAAACGAGTATCATTGACACGATTACGAGTGACAAAAGCGACACCAATCATTCCTTTCGCTGTCTGATTACGAGCTTCCCAATATATATTATCTGCTAAACACTGTTGTTCAGATTGTGCAGAATGTAATAAACCTGCTTCTGCTGTGGCACCAAATGCAGATTTCCCAGTGATTAGACCACCGAGAAATGCAATTGCACATGCTCCTAAAAAGTATGTCTTCATTATGCTTGACCTACTTTACCGAAGCCAAAGCTTTCTACTGTAAAGCACTCAGAATATTCATTAGTGATAACATCACCAACTGAGATAGAATGCATACGATTAAGGCGTTCGATCTTTTCTTCAGGACCAATGTTGCCAATCTCGAATACTTCATCAAGAGTTTCTGCTTCAATTACACAGACTTCTTCATATGCTGTTAGAAAGAATAAGCTGTCAACTTTACCAAAAAATCTTGCATCAATTGCTTCTTTTTCAGCTTTACGATCTTTGAGAATTTGATGTACTGTAAATTTCATTGTGTAGCTCCTCAGCTTTTTTCATTTTATAGATCCATTATACCATAAAAAAAGAGGATTGTACATAGTAAAAACGCATTTAAATGAAATTTTTTGTACATTTTTCTTCAGCAATGTACTTTAACATTGTAGCATCAAATGTATTTTGAGATGCTGTTTTTAAGTATAATTGCTCGTAACCTTTTAATTTATTTTCGGTAGCAAAAAACGTTAATGAGGTTCGAGTACCATTTGGACTATGATAAGCGTGCCAAGTTTTACCTATTTCAGGACAGAAAAAACTAGCTCTATTAGGTTTCCATTCTATCGTATGATCATAATCATTTATATTACTATAGATTTCTGTACCAGTACTTTCTTCTGGATCAATATATATGACCATTGTACAAGTTTTTTCTATAACATCATCATGAACAGGCCAGCTCATTTTTTCTTTCATTTGCAATAAAGTCGGATAGCAAAATAAATGATCATATGATCTATGATTTGGATATAATGTATACATGTAATCTACGCAATTTAAGTATTGCTGTATATGATTGTAACTTCGAAAGGCAGTATAATCTTCTTTACCACCACCCTTACCAAGATCTGTCTTATCAGGATGTAAATTTTTAATCTCTTCTAATATCTTACTAAAACAAGAGTCACAAAATAAATCGTCAATGATATAATATTTCCATGGCGATTCAACCATTTTTGCTGATTTCATTTTTGATAAAAAATCACAGGTGCAATCTTCGTTATGAAAGTCAATCATTAGTAAAATCTTTAATCATTGGAAATATAGGTTCTAGCGCTTGCGCACATTCTTGCGCGAGCTTGATATGTTCTTTTTGCGTTCCGTGCCCAGTACGTAATCCGACATAATGGCACCAGGACCTAATGGTACCGTTGACATACAATCTAGATTCCATGATACCTTCTGGTAGAACCGCACGAGCTTGTTCTTTAGCAATACCATTTTCGATTGCCCATTCGTATGATTTTTTTGCTTCATTAACTACCTCCGCTTGTTTTTGTAACCAATTAAATTCTAAATCAACTCGTTGATCGCTATCCATCATATCAGCCAATTCAAGACTATTTTGACGATTTTTATTATCTTGCAACCTAGCATCTTTAAAATTAAAATTTAGGTCTTGAGTTGGATCTGCATATCTCTGACTAAACTCTTGAAAAGAGAATGATCTATGCCTTAGTAATTGTCTTGCAATGTCACGAGTGGTTGTGACTTCTATGCAAGCGCTAACCATTTCAAATGGCGACCAGTGTTTTTCTCTAATGAGATATCGTAATAATTTTTCTGAGGTTTCGGTGTTATCTTGGTTCGAGGGATTCGAGACACGGGCTGTATACGCAAT